GGGACAAAAGCGCCACGCCGGGGTTTGACATTGTGACCTATACGGGGAACGGTGGAACACAGAACATCAGTCACAACCTTGGCGTTTCTCCTGGTTTTATAGTCGTCAAAAACAGATCAGCCGTTACCAACTGGATTGCATGGCATTCTACATTTGCTGCAACTGATTACATCGCACTTAACCTGACAAGTGCAAAAAACTACGCCGGCTCTTTGAGCACATTATTTACTGGCGTGTCTTCGACAACGTTTAGCATTGGCTCGGATTCAAGTGTTAACGGTAGCGGCAGCACTCACGTCGCCTACCTGTGGTCCGAAGTAGCGAATTTTAGCAAGTTCGGCTCCTACACCGGCAACGGGTCCAGCGATGGTCCGTTTGTGTTCTGTGGGTTTAGACCACGCTGGGTGATGGTGAAGTGCACAAACGAAGGGGCACTTAACTGGATAATTTTTGATGCGCTTCGACCAGGATTCAATGTCGTATCACAGGCATTGCTGGCAAATGACAGCACATCTGAAGTCAGTGGCATTACGGCTCTCGATTTCACCAGCAACGGATTTAAGTTGAGGGATGACAACATCAACAGAAATAAATCCGCCAATACCTACGTCTTCGCCGCTTTCGCGGAAGCCCCCTTCAAATACGCCCTCGCCCGCTGACCTATGACGGGCATCACCTCACACTGGATCTAGCCATGTTCCTGCTCAACGGTCAGCCCCTCGCGGTTGACGCCCCCTTCACCGACGCCAAGGGCAATCGCTATCCCGCCAACTGGTTGCGTCTTTCCACCGCCGCCGAGAAGGCTGCCATCGGCATCACCGAGGTGCCCGACCCCGAGCCCTACGACCAACGCTTCTACTGGGGCTATGACGCCGAAGGCAAACTGATCCCTAAAGATCACACCCAACTCGTTGAACAGTGGGTGGCACAGACCCGCACCACCGCTGGCACCCTGCTGCAGCCGACCGACTGGATCATCATCCGCGAGGCTGACAACGGCAAACCCGCCGACCCCGTGCTCAAGACTTGGCGCGAAGACATCCGCCTGGCTGCTGGCACCAAGAACACCGCCATCGCTGCCACCGCCGACACCGACGCCCTCGCCGCTTACATCACTGGCGCTGACTACCCCGCGTGGCCTGCTGATCCGTATGCACCCCAGCCTGTTGCTGAGGATGAGGAGAAAGTCTGATGGCTGTCAAATCTAAGGTTGGCGTAAAAGCTATTCAACATGTGCCTGGCAAACCCAAGCGCACGCGGCAAGGTAACGGCCAACATTCACTCCCTAATCACGGTCGCAAAAAACTACGCGGCCAGGGCAAAGGGTAGTGGACGCTCAAACCCGCGATAACTGGCGACGCATCAAAGCGGCGTTGGAGTCAGCGGATAAAACAGACTGCCATTTTTATCGCCGTGCTGTTGTCATCTGCAATGGTGGCAATGACCCAATGGAGCATCCATTCGGCGAGCAAAACAAGAATGGCTCGTTTGGGTAAGATCTAAAAGTAGATGCAGACGTGCGATGTCTGACGGCGGATTTTGGCGTGGTGTCAAGCAGGAAATGATTGCTGGCATCGGCATTGCAGGCACAGTTGCCGCAGCGTCAGGCATCTTTTATCTGGTGTATACCGTCCCAACAAAGCTTGATGACGTTCTAAAAAATCAATTAAAAGTTGAAGAAAAGTTGGTCAAAATTGACGACAAGATCATGGACCACGAGCAACGCTTGATCAAGCTTGAGATTCGCAAGTAAGCTGCTAGTAGACCATCTTTAATTTATGGATCCGACAACCGTCGCCACCATTGCCATCATTGTGGCCGCCAGTTCCGAGATTATCGCTTTGCTGCCTTGCCGCGAAAACTCTTGGATTCAACTTGGCATCAAACTACTAAAGATGCTGTTCCCAAAGCGTTGATGGCGTCGAGGGTCACGCCTGTTCACACCCGTAATTTCAAACTCATTCGTGGAGGACTGGATCGTGACCCAGAACCGCCTGCGCTTAGTTGACCTTTTCAAGTACTACAAAGAACTGCCGCATCAAACAGCAGCGATCTTTGAATTAGAAGCAGCGATATTAAAGGCATCACCGGGGATCTTGAATAGGGATCAGCTTTGGTTCAAGACTTGGAGTCAAGCTGGTAGACAAGACAAATTTGACAACAACTGGGATGGTGTTTATCTGGCCGCCAAAAAAGCAGGCGCCAAATTCCCAGAACTTGTTGCTGCTCAATGGGCACTGGAATCTGGCTACGGCAAACACGTCAGCGGAGAAAACAATTATTTCGGATTGAAGGGCACTGGCAATCTGCGTAATACAAAGGAGTACATCAACGGACGCTGGATCACTATTCAAGACACGTTTCTTGACTTTCCTGATCTTGAGACTTGCGTCTATTACTTGGTTGAGCGGTGGTACAAGGACTACCACGTCTACAAGGGTTGCAACAACGCTGTAGATCGCGAAGAGGCTGCCAAGTGGTTGGTCAAAGATGGCTACGCGACTGATCCAACCTACGCCGATAAGCTGATCAAACTGATGAATCAACACGTGCAAGGCAAACCAGCCGATCAGAAGTTCACACCTGACAAACCTTTTAGTTACAAGGTGACACCAAACATCACCTATGGCGAACTGGCACTGAATGATCCCAAGCGGCGTTTTACGCGTCAGGAACAATGCGATACGGCTGTTGAATTATGCAAGTATCTTGAAAAAGTGCGCTCACATTTCGGTAACAAGCCGATTGTGATCACCAGTGGTCATCGTCCGCCTGCTATTAATGCAAGCGTTGGTGGTGCTAGCAGCAGCGAGCACTTGTACAACATGACAGGTGTCGGTGCTGTTGACTTCTGCATCAGCGGTGTGGACATCTACAAAGTGCAGGAGTACTGTGACCAGACCTGGCCGTACAGTCTTGGCTACGGCGCACCTAAGGGCTTTGTCCACCTAGGAATGCGGCTGGGTCGTCCTCGTATTCGTTGGGATTACTGAGTGTCTGTTCTTTGTGATTGGCAGATCCGTGCCCTTTGCGCTGGGGGCATGGTCACACCATTTGACGAAGAACTGCTCAACCCAGCGTCGCTTGATGTGGTCTTGGGCGATCACCTGATGATCGAGGATCCCACCAACGTGGATCTACGCAAGATTGACATCCGTGGCTGCACGCCTGATGCGCCGTATTGGCTGCGTCCTGGCGAGTTTGTGCTGGCTGAGACGCGGGAAACCTTCAATATCCCGAACAAGGTCAGCGGGCAGTTTGCCTTAAAGAGCAGCCGCGCACGAGCAGGCTATTCACATATGCTCGCCGGTTGGATCGATCCCGGTTGGCACGGCAGCAAACTAACATTGGAGTTGCAAAATGCACGCAAGATGCATTCACTGCCGCTGTATCCAGGTTTAAAAATTGGGCAAATAATCTTCTATTGGATGAGTTCAGAACCAAACAAAAGTTACGCTGAAACTGGTCATTACAACAACGACAAAACTGTGTCAGCTAGTAAAGTTCATCCCTGAACTGATAAATCCATTCCCAAATTGCTATTTCACTATCAGTTGAATAAAACTCTTGCGCTCTATACCAAAGCGTCCATTCTGTTGATCCTTTGGATCCATTGCAGCGCAGGCATGCTGGCACTAGGTTTTCTATCACGGTCTGCCCGCCGCGATGCTTAGGAATCACGTGATCTAGCGACTGCGCGTGCTCACCGCAATAGACACATTTACCACGGAAAGCATCAAAGATTTTTAACCTGAATCGCGCCTTTGTTTCTCTCTTTGGAATCAGACTGGTTTCGTCGATCCAAGAGTGCATGGCGCCTCCCGCGTTGCGCAAATCGTAGGAAGGATTGACGGCAAAAAGAAGAAGGAAATGCGATGTTGCCTGCTCCATTCACGCGGGACGGCTTTGGTGCCGTCTGGGTTCGCTTTGGCGTCAGCGGATACTGGTCTGCGTGGTTTCTAAAGCAAAACACTGCATATTACCTGTCAAGCTGCTTTGATACCGAAAGTGAGGCGATCAATGCAGCCAAACAAGCCCATGGAATGGCATCCCATTGAGCGCACCCAGGAAAGTTATTTCTCTGAGGTGGCTACTGCCAAGATGCTGGATGAGTGGCTGAAACAGGGTGACATCAAAGGGATATACAACGCGGCGATACTGTTTAACACCATGCTGCATCAGCAGCGCACCATGACCAAGTGGCTAGCTGGTGAAGCCGCTAGGAACCTTGGACGCCCAGAGTTGGCCGATGAAATGCTGCAGCAGGCAATCAGTCAGCCGGAGTGACCTTGGCTAACAGGTGCTCCACGTAAATCTCTGCCTGCCACAGATCATCGGAATAACGACAGTAACCACCGGCGCAGCTTCTGTACAGGATGTGTGGACCGTCCTCCAGCACATCGATGTACGCTCCATCCCGCTTCGAGATTGTTGACGAAATCCGCCAGTTCCTGTGAATTGACATCGTCGAAGTCCGACTCTTCCTCATCATCATCGTCATATTCCTCGTCATCTGGGGTCGCTTCAATTACCTCCAGTAAGCGATACGCCCAACACTTCAAATCAGCAATGCCTTCACGGCAGCGCATCAAATTATCTGACGGCATTTCGCCGTTTTTCATGATTTTTGCAGATGCTTCGTCAATCCAATCCTGATGGGAGTCGCACATCCAGAGCAGGATGCGAATGTGACCTTCCGTGAACTGGAAGTCTGCGTTTGGAGCAGCCATCACCGGCACCCATCTGTTTGAACGGTAGCGGGGTAGCCAAAATGGCGCCTTCATCAAGCTTTCACGTACTTACGCCAAAGCCCTGTGTAAAGGCTGTGCATGCGGTGCTTGGGCTTGTGGCGACCGTCAATGACGTACAGCGCATCAAGGATGTACTGACGGTTATCCATCACGTCGAAGTCCTCAGCGCCGTACTTGCGTGGCTGGGTTTGAAGCATCAACGCGCAAAGCTGCGTCAACTGCTTAGTGCTGATGCGTTTCATCAATCAGATTCCGTGTCAATAAACAGTTGAGCGAAATAACGCTTCATCGCGTAATCCACCATCATCTGCCGGTCAATCTCAGGATTGGGATGCACCGGTGGTGGTGGTGGAATCAAAGGCTTCAGTTTGTCGGGTTCATACCGGCGGTTGTTCAGCATGGGTCAAGCCTTCGATGATGGAGGAGAAATTCGCCGCCCTTTCCCGATAATGATCTGCGTTGCTCCGGGATGGCGGTTGAGAAGAATGCGTTTCGCATCCTTTTGATCAACAGCACGGAGACAACCCCGCAGCCGACACTCGCCGGGAGTAACCAGTTCGTAGTCAAACATGCGGGCATTAGGCGCAACGCAATAGGACATCCCCGGTCCGTGATTGGGCTGGGGTTCCTCGGGGAATAGGGCGGTGAAATCAATTGCCATCTTTTTTGATGGGCTGTTTTGCTTCTTTTAGACGCTTTGTGTATTCACCACGCCTAGCGCGAGTAGGACTGAAATATTCCCACTCGGATAGACGGTTCATACGCTGAAGATCCCAGAAAGCGTGCAACTCTTCAGTCGCCATAAATCAGAACGGAGGCGGACCGGAACGCTCAGGCTTTTTTGCCCACAGTTTGCCGCTGATGTAATCAGTGCCGGATTGTGAACGCTGGTTCCAAGCAGAGACGGGAATCTTGATCACGGTTTTACCGCCATAACCATCTTCACCGGGGTGAGCGGTCAGGTACTCAGCCAGCTTCATCGCTTCACTGAGTTCAAGTTCAAGCGAACCGGTTTTGTCGGGTGCGCGGTCACTTTTCTTTTCTTTCACGTCAAACAACGTGAACTTGGCGTCAAACGCCGACTCGAAGTCACTCATGTTGGGGGTCGAGGATTGCGTAGTGAGATTTGATAATCTCGTTTGCGAGAGAAGAAACAGTGACCCGGTGAGCGGTGTTGTAGCGAAGCTGAACTTCACGTTCGAGCATCACCAATGCTTCCGGGTCAAGAAGCACCTGCACCCGCATTTTGTTACCTGCGGGAGTAGCCATCACTGTTTCAGGTTGGGTTTGCTGCTCAATTCGTCGATACAGATTTGAAGCTGATCAACGGTCATTTGAGCAAGCTTACTACCGGCTTCATCAAGATCCCACTTTGTTGCCTTGTCGGCAATCCAAGCGATCTGATCCATCCGTTCCAACTTCTGTTGAACAAGATCAACGCATTGGTCGATCAATTCTTTTTTGATGTTGGCCTCGGTGTCGGCAGAGGGTGGTTGTTTGGTTGCTTCAGTAGCAACCTCCTTGGGTTTGACCTTGCGCGCCACAGGCTTAGGTGTTTCCTGTTGCAGTTGAATCTCAGGTTGAGTCTCAACAGCTTCAGTATTGGAAGCAGTGGCAACTTCTTCCCGCGCCCATAATTCGAAGCCCAAAGCAAAGAAGGCTGCGGCGGCTGAACAAACACCACGACGGTGTGAATCAGCAAGGTTGCGTGCAGTGATCTTCTCTAACGGGATCGGATTGTTGCGGGCGTCTGTGATGGCAAACGGCCAGATGGGAGTGCTGCAGTTGCCATTGACAAACTGAACACAAAGGTAGCCGGTGCCGTCAGGAGCCTTGTGGACAAAGCAGGAATCGTTAGCGGCAATGAGTTCAGGAAGCCAGCCATTGGCGTGCTGGTTCATAAGCTGCATCACCTTTGCCCAAGGGATGTAGTCAGCGGCGTAGGAGCCAGTCCCTTTCTGCTTTACGTCAGAAAGAGTGATGACTCCCGCCAGGTTGGGATAGACGGGAGTGCTACTCATCAGGCGATGTTCGCCTCCACCTCGTCAATGCCTTGCTCGAGGATCTGACGCATGGCAGCGGCGGCGGGGATGTTGTAGTGCTTCGCAGCGGATTTGATGCGCACATATAACTCAGGATCGAGTTGGAGCATCACGGTCTTGGTGCTGGAGGCTTTAGCGGTCAGTGAAATGGCCATGGGAAATGGCTGGAGTACCAGAACACCATACCCACTTTGTCAAGTTTGGGTTGCGTCTCAAATGAATTTCTTGAGATGTTCGGTCGGATACTTGCGGTAACCTGAAATCACCTGTACCATTGGCACGCCCTTTTGAACTTTATGAAACCCGAGGTGACCTTAGGTTCGGATGACTCACTTGTGGTCAAACTGACCCTTGACGCGTTTACAGCCGAAAAACTGCTGATCAAAAAACCCAGATCCCTTCCTACAGCTACGTTTTGCGCCCTTTTAATCGAGCAAATGCTTGACACGCCTGTTACGCTGGCGGAGCGAGCGGAAGCGAGCGTAGCCTCTACTTCTTCTTCTATTCTTATTGATTTAGAAGAAGAATTAAATTCTAATAACTATATAACGGTCGGAAAAAACGAAAAAACGGCTCCGAAAAAGCCAAAAAAGAGCCGTCGGATTGCGTATTCCGAAGACTTTGAGGCGTTCTGGAAGCTGTATCAATCTGCGCCTGAGCGAGTCTCATCACAGACCAAGCCCAAGGCGTTTGACGAGTGGAAGGCGATCACCGTCGAGGAAACCCCCGAGAGGCTCCTGGAAGCCGTTAGAAGGGCGATTGAGGAGCAGAAGCGCAAGAAGGATGCCGATGAGTTCGTGGGGAGCCTTCCAGACGTTTTTCGGTGGCTTCGGGACGGCAAATACGAGATTTACCTGGAGGAGCACAAACCTCAGCGCAGCGGCAAATGGTGGGACGAGGAAAACCGCTGCTGGGTAGTTGATTGATACCACCTCTCTTATTTGAGTCTCACCATGAAGCTTTACGCACCCGAGCACGCTGGGAAGTACGTCTGGCAATGCGCGGACGCCAAGACCCGCGCCGTCTCTTACACCGCCATCAACAGCACCTCACCGCCACCTGACGCTGCCTACGGGCATCCAATGGGTCGTTACGACAGCGATGGTTGCTACTGGACCTTCATCCCCAATTCGGGCGATGAGGATCCAAACAGTCTGCGTTCTGCTCGATTTGCCAAGCATCCCACTGCCGATCACGAAATGCAGGCAGCAATCAAAGCCAAGGTTTGGGGGTCACTGAACTCATTTGGGTCTTACAAGGAGACTGAATTCCAATGACATTGATCACATTGACACCCGAAGAAATGCAGTTTGCAACTGCAGAAGGACAGCGCAGGCAAAATTACAACCAAGCCAGAAACATTAAAGGTCGCAATAACGGTCCCGATCGTGGTGATTTATCACTGCAGATAAATATTCTTGGTTGCATTGGTGAATACGCCGCAGCAAAATATTTTGGTTTAATTGATCACTTGTTTACTGAAATTGCTCCTGTTCGTGATTCAGTAGACTTGCCGCCAAATATCGACGTAAAAACAGGAGCGAAACATTCCCATCGTTTAATTGTCAAACTCGATGATTGCAATACCAAAATTTTTGTTCATAGTACTTGCGAGCAAAATGTTGTGATGTTACATGGCTGGCGTTACGGGTATGAGGTTATGAAACAGTGCTTTGTTCAGGATCCAGTAGGCAATCGTCCTGCTTATTTTGTCCCTAGTTCTGTTCTTAAACCAATAGATGAACTGCGAGATTTTCTTCTTGATCTTGGATACGCAAAATGAAAAAAACTTTTGATCATGCTGCAGCGATGAAGATTCTGCGTGATGGCGTTACAAAGGGTTATTGGACGCTTGAACAACTCGACAATCCACCACCTGGCACAAAGATGCTGCTCAAGGAATGGTCCCGTCATCCGATGAACAAAAACCTCAAAACCGAACAACCCACTTATCGCAACTTGCTCCGTGATGCTGAAGACAATCAGGACTCTGACTTTGTTCTGTGACAGTCGTTACCCTTAACAAAAGCAGTAGCGATTGCATGCCGTTGCAGCGCCTACCACTGATTCAGCGCAATCCGGTAGGTCAGCCGCGCTACTACTGGAACGAACAGCGTCCTGATCTTCGTTACAGCAGCATTACGTCAATCCTTTCCGCTACACAATCAGAAGCCACCAAGATGGCGCTGCGCCGCTGGAAAGCAAAGATCATCGCTGAAGGTGGTGATCCTGATGAAACGCGTGATCAAGCTGCTCGCCGTGGTTCACAAATCCACGATTGGTTTGAGAAGTTCTTACTTCGAGAATCACCTGAGATTCCCGAGGCAATTGCGCCTTGGTGTGAGCGCATCATCTCGGCTCCCATCTGGAAGGCTCTGGATCACGTTGTCTGCACGGAACATCAGGTCTGCAGCGATGAAGGCATCGTGCCCTTTGCCGGCACCTTGGATGCCCTGTTAAAACTCAACGGCGAGTTTGTTCTGTTTGACCTTAAAACCAAAGCCCCGAACAAGGCCAAACCCACTAAGCAGATCAGCGACGAGGCGATGTGTCAGATGCAGGCGTATCGCCTTTGTTTATCCGAAAACTACGGTATTCAGGTGAACCGCTTCCTGGCGCTGTACGTCTTCCCTGACCAGCCGGCTTATCCGGTTGCTGCTGCAGGCAAAGACCTTGAGCGGCATGAGACGCATTGGACTCAACGAATTCAGGCGTTTGCCCTGCAAAACCCTTGACACCTGCCCATAGGGGTGCAATCATCATGGTCACGGGGTTCCCAATCGTCCCCGCCACCTGCCATGAACACCAAACGCTATTACTTCGAAATCAAAGACGCCAACGTTTTTGACTTCGTTGATGCCTACAGCTTCTTCGACGCTAAGGCTCGCGCCTTCAAGGAGTACAGCCACCTCTGGAACAAGATCCAGTGGCACGACACCACTGATCCTGAGCCGACTGAGGACACCACTGAACTACAAGAACGATGCGCCCGTTTGTTTTTCTGATCATCTGCCTTGGCATTACAACTCTCATCCAACTTCATCAATCGACTACAGATGGACAACTATCAGCGCATTGCCGAGAAACGGTTGAACGCGTTAGCCGCGCTCAAGTATCAACAGCGTGCCCTTGAAGCTGAAATCAAAGACCTTCAAGCGCAACT